AGCGTCCGGGGAATCGGTTGCGCAGGGGGCCGGAGGCGAGCCCTACTGTTGGTACGGAGCGGGGCGAGCCTGTGAGGTGACAGGGGCCGCGTTCCGGGTCAGCTTTTGCTCGGCCTGTGCGATGTCGGCGATCAACTCGTCGACTGCGAGAGCCCGTCCTTGCCAACGGAGAACCTCTTCTCCGGTGGTGGACCGCAGCTTGTCGTTGCACTCGGTCTGCTTGGCTTGGAGCAACTGCAGCAGACGGCGGCCATCTGGTGACTTGGACAGTCGGGCCAGGAAGGCGAGGTCGTCAGCGCTCAGTCGCATGCGTGGCGATTCTATGCTTTGCGGTTATGAACCCGCAAGGTGTTATTCCTCTTCGGCGATTCGGCGCGCAAGCGCTTCGGCGCGCTGCCGGTTCGTCTCGCGGCGCTTGAGGGCGGCAATCTCGCGCTGCGCGGCCGCGAGCTCTTCGCTTTTGGCTTGCAGCAGCGCGTCGAGCGCGGCCACCTGCTTGGTCAGGCCGGCGACCACGCCTTCGACGAAGGCCGTCATCTCGTGCTCCAGGCGCGCGAGATCCTTGGCGCCAACCTCCGGAGGCGCAGGCGGCGGTGCTGGCGCCGGCGGTACTGGCGCCGGCGGCGCGGCAGCGGGCTTCGCGGCCTTGGGTGGCGCCACGACCTTGATGTCGGGCGCCTTGATCTCTGGTACCGGAGCGGGCGCCACCGGTGGCGGCGCGATCTTGCCCAGGCCGGTGCTGCGCGGCGCGCCCTTCTGCTGCGGCGGCGGCGCGGCCGCCGGCGCGGCCGCCGGCTCTGGCTTCGCGTTCTCGGCCTCCTGCTGTTGCTTGCGCTGCCAGCGGATGCGCGTGTTGTGCGAGGGGCCCTGGAACTTGGCATCGGTCAGACTGTCGCCCGACGAAAGTCCCTCCAGCACTGCGGCCGCACCCAGAACGCCGCCCACCGAGATCGGCGAAGTGACCGCCAACACAAACGCGCCGTTGAGCAGCAGCGCACCCTGCACGCCCCCAGTACCGATCACCGACACCGGAGCAGTCGGAACGAGAGCAAATGGCGCAACGAACCGCACATCGCCGGTGACAGCCATCGCGCCACGGACGGTGAACGGCCCCGCCTGCGCCAACGCCAACGCGGTGGTGAACGCCAAACCGCCCGTCACGCCCATCGTGCCGGTGATCTGCGCGGCGCCTGACTGAGAGAGCGCGATCGCGGTGGTGAGATTGCCGGCTGCGCTCAGGTTAGCCGTCACCGCGAGGGGTCCGGTCGGTGCCAGGATCAGGGTGCCTGGCGCGCCGTAAGCCAAGTTGCCTGCCAGCGCCGCGGTGCCCGCAACTGAGATCGGGCCGGACGCTTCCAGCTTCCACGAGAACCCAACGCCGCCCGCGACCGCCAAGGCGCCCGAGACTGCCAGCGCACCGGACTGCGCAAGCACCAACTGCGAGGTGTGCGCGATGTCGCCCGCGATACCTGGCGTTCCGCTGAGAGCCACCGCTGCTGTCGGCACGAGGGTGAACGGCGCGACGAACGCAAGGCTCCCCGTCACAGCGAGAGCACCGTTCACCGGCAGCGCATTGGGTTGGATCCGCCACGCAAACCCCACGTTGCCGGAAGCGGCGAGCGTGCCCGACATTGCGAGCACGCCGGTCGGCTGCAGCCGCCATGCGAACCCGATGCCACCCGACGCAGACAGTGCGCCGTTGACAGTCACGGCGCCGCTCTGCGTCAGCGTGAGCGAAGTGCTGCCGCCGGCGATCGTGATGTCACCCGTGGCCGTGACGGCGCCAGCAATCTCCGCGATCTCCAACGGCGACGTGACAAGGAACTCGCTGCCGCCGCTTGCGATGCTGAGGTTGCCCGACACCGACACTGTGCCCGCGATGCTGGTAGAGCCGGACTGCGCCAGCGTCAACGAGGACGCGCCGCTGAACTCCTTCAACGAGATCAGCATCACCGCGCCGGTGAGAGTGGACGCGCCTTTCTGCAGACCGTAGTTGGCGGTCGAAACCGACGCCGTGATTGATCCTGCAACGCCACTCGTCCAGTAGGTCGACAGAGCCGGTTCTTGCGAGATCATCGTCGAGGTGCTCGACGTGTAGTTCTCGGTGTCGTTGCCCGACTTGTTCTGCTCGCCGAAGATCAGCACCGCCTCAGCGGCCTGCGCGAGCGTGCCCGACGCCACGCTGTACGGGTGGGTGGCGCCCGCGTCTTGGATCAGGATGTCGATCGCGGCCGAGGTTTCGCTATCGCGCACCTCGATCATGTGCAGCACGGGGTACGCGGTGCCGGAGAACGACACCGACCCGACGTGCGAGGCACCGCCGTTCCAGTTGTAGCAGCGGTACGCGGCCAGCTTCGCGCCGGAACTGCTGGTCAGCACCGAGCCCACCAGGGTCCACGTATTGCCCGACGCGCCGCCGCCGATAGTGTCGCTGACGCTGGAGATCGTCGTCGTCGCATCAAACGACACGAACATCAGGCCGTGGTTTTTCGACCCGCCCAGGCTGGTGCCGCCTCCGGTCGAGACGCTGCTGCCGGAGCTCGTGCCCCGCGTGCCGATGAGCGCGAAACTGATCGCCATTACTGCAGCCCGTACAGCGCGATGGTCGCGCCCTCGTCGATGGTCATCTGGATGCCCACCGAATAGTCACCGGGCGTGCTGATCGCGCGCACCGCAAGGTACAGCGGCACGTGGCCGTTCGGCGCCTGCGCACTGCTGTAGGCCACGCTCTGCAGCACCGTCCACTCGCCCGGCCAGGTCTGCGTCGGCGCGGTGGCGTTGACGTTGCCATCACCGGAGCACACCGCCACCAACAGGCCGGCGGCGGTCATGGTCACGGTGCCGCTGGTCAGCGTTGCGCCGGCGCCAGCGTTGACGCGCTGCACCACGCTTTTGCGCGTGCCGATCTGACCGCCCGACAGCACGAGGATCGCGCCGGTGGCTTCCTCAGTGACGCTGCTGGATTTCGAGCCCGTCAGCGCGTGGTTGGCGCCGCCGGCGCCGGCGTAGCAGCGATGCCCGCGCAGCGAGTAGTTGGTGAACCCATTGCCGTAGGCCTGGCTGAACTCTTGGGTGAGGCTGTTGCCGTTGTTGAGCGTCGGCGCGTTGAGGATCGCGGTGCGTCCAGCGTCCCAGCCCAGGATCGTGACGCCGCTGGAGTTGTTCGGCGCCGTGGCGATGAAGTTGGCAGTGCCCTCGGTTTCTTTTTGCGCCACCAAGCCGCTGCCGAGCACCGTGATACCGGCGTTGGCCCCTGGGTTGCCGCTGATGGACGCCACGCCGGCAATGCGCGGCCCGCGAACTCGCCCCAGCAACCGAAACGTGGTTGGTACCCCAACGGCCAACGCGCCGGACACGCCCAGCACGCCCGCCAGCGCCGTGTTTCCCAGCTGCGCGAACGAGTCCGGCCCCGCCGGGGTTTCCAGCGGAAGGTACGGAATCTGGGGATCTGGCGCCGCATTGGGGGCGCCCGGCGTCCAGAAGCCTTGCTCGGTGCCGCCGCCAAGCGCCCCCGAACGAGTCTGGAACCGCGTCGGCCCGGTCACGGCTTAGGACGAGGTGCTCGTCGCTACGAGGCGCCCCGTGTAGTTGGTGGCCGTGGTCGCCGGCTTGAGCGGCTCCATGAACGCGACGCAGGCGTTGTCAAAGACACGCGGCGCCTGGTCACGGTTGGTCAGCCAGTCGAAGGGCAGCAGGCCGTTGGCTTGCGGGAAGGTCATGAACCCGAGCGGGTGCCCGATCATGAACCACACCGCGCCGGTGGCCACCGCCGCGCTGCATTGCATCTGCGTCAAGGCCTTGATGCCGCTGTCGCCAGACGCCAGCGGCGCAAACCACTGGCCGGTCGGGTGATCCAGCCGGTCGACGATGGCGCCGGAGTTGCCGGTGAGCGACGGCAGCGTCGCGCCGGTATTGCCGTCTTGGTCAGTGTACGTGCACGTCGTCCAGTTGTGCGCGGTGGCCGCCAGGGCGGTGCCCCCGACTTGCACGAACAGGAAGTTGTCGCCGGAGTAGTCCTCGTTGGCCGGCGTCGAGGACTGGTAGCGCGACGGGACGCCAGTCACAGCCTCGGTGGCCGTGCTGTTCATCGTCTTGTTGACGCCGAAGATCAGGTCGTAGGCCAGCAAGGTGTTACCCACCACGCTGGCGCCGGCGTCGGCACCGACCAGTCGCAGCGTGCCGGCTGCTGGGTTGCTGAACGCAAGCGCGCCGGTGCTGCTGGAGTCGAAAGCCGTGCCGCCTGGCGCATTGCTGGGGGCCGCGCCGGCGGACGGTTGCGCCCCCAGGCGCCACAGGCTTGACGACACCGACACAACGCCGGTCGGCCCGTTCTTGAGGTACGGGCGCCGCTGGCTGAACCCGCTGGAGGCCCTGCTCAGCGCGTCGCTGATGCTGGAGAACCCGGCGTTGACCGTGCCGTAGTTCGGGCGCCCGAGCTCACGCACGGCGCCGCGCGCCAGCCGGCTGATGTGGTCGACGATCGACTCGGCGGCCGACATGAACGAACCGTGCCGGAAGTCGCCCACGAAGTCACCGCCCGGTGTGACCCAGACATTGCCGGGCACGTCGGTCAGATAAATGGGGCGCCCGTACCAGCCGCGCATGCTGCGCTGCAGGTGCTCGATCTTCTCGGGCCCCAAGAAGCGTTCCAGACGGCCGGCGTGCACCGGCTTGCGTGCTTGGCGCATCGCGCTCCCCCTTCGCGTTGCCGCGGGTTACGACAGCTGCAGGCTCAGCGTCAGGCCGCCGGGGCAAGACACCGACGTGGCGCCGCTCGGGATCACGTTGTCCGTCACCACGAGGTCGGTACCCGAAGTGCCCACCGAGCCGGCGATGATCGAGGTGCCCCCGGCGTTCTGCAACTGGAAGTTGTCGATGGCACCGGCAGTGGGGGTGTTGTCCGGTGCGATGGTGTTGGACACCGCAGTCGACGGGCTGGCCGACGAAGCGCTCTGGAAGGCGCCGCCCGAGGTCTGGAACGGCAAGTCCGCGAGCGGCGTGGTCGACGCGCGCAGTTGGAAATTGCCGCCGTCCAGCAGGGCCGTGATGGCGTTGAGAGCGGCCTGGCGGGCCGAGTTAGCGATCGTCAGAGCCATGGCTGGCCTCCTGCTGTTGCGATTCGGGGTGCGGTTGATCTTCCTGCAACGGTGCCGAGCCCCGGAACTCGGTGCCGCCGATCACGTTGCCGGCCGCGTCCTTGTAGACGAGCTTGCCGCTGATGCCGATGCGCATTTGCACCGTCTGCTTCATGTCCATGGGTCACTCCGTTTCGGCGCCCGCGATCAGGCCGGCATCGTCGTACTGGTACTTGATCTTCTTGGCCGGTTGCTTGCTTTTGGCCTCGGCCATCGCGCCGGCCACCGCTTGCTTCACGATCTCGCGGATGAAGTCGCCCTGCTTGGTCTTGTCCTCGCGCGCTGCGATAGCCTGTTCCTTGCTGGCGTCGAGTTCGGCCTGGAACTGAATCTTCTCGCGTTCGAAGTTCTGCGCGTCCTCGATCTGCTTCTGCTGCGCCTGCGCGGCCGCGTCCTGCATCTGAGTCAGCACGTCATCCGAGGGCACCACGTCGTCGACCGGCAGTTCCATCGCGCTGGCCACCTCGCGCAGCAGCGCCGCGCGGTACTTGGCCGTGATGATCTGGCTGTCGATCGGGTTGGCCGTCATGCCCAGGAACTGCATGCGGCGCTGCTGCGCCGACTCGCGGATCAGGATCGCCGCGGCGCCGCGCGGGATGACGATGTTGTCGCCCTTGATGCTCTCGTCCTTGTTGTAGAGCATCTCGTTGTTGAAGGTGACGTTGATCGTCGGGGCGATCACGTTCATGTCCACGTTGCTGATGGCGCGACGCAGGCCCTTGGCCGCGTTGTTCATCAGCATGCTGAGGCCCTGCGCCGTGTCGCCCGCGCCGGCGGCCACGCCGTTGCCGTAGGTGTAGCGCGGCACGCCAGTGGCATCGTCAGCGCGCATCTCCCACTTCTCGTAGAGCAGCATCAGGTTGTTCGTGTTGTCGTTCGGCTGGAAGAAGCCGATGCCGGGGTTCACGCCCTGAGTGGGATCGCTCTTGAGTTGCCACAGCTTCCACGGGAAGATTTCCATGGTCTGCTCGCCATCCGCCAAGCGGTCGGCGTGCACCCAGACCATAGGACCCGAGGCCATGCTCATGTTGTTCGCCTGTGCGCACGCGATGGCGTTGCACATCTGCTGCGGCGTGCTGGCCAGGTCCGGGATGCTGCGGCCCCAGAAGGCGCCGGGGATCTCGTCGTAGCAAGCCTTGAAGTACGGGCGCATGCCCAGCGGATCCGGGTTCAGGCGCGCGTAGAGGATGTAGCGGCCGCACAGCAGCACGTTGACCTCGTACTCGCGGGTCTCTTCCAGATCCTCGGCCACGCCCCAGGACATCAGCTTCCAGCCGGGCACGCTGCCCCAGTAGTTCAGCGCGTCGATGACGCCCGGTGGCGACAGCCACATGTAGAGCGTCTCTTGCTCCAGACGCTGGCGCTCGGCCTCGGTCCACAGCCAGCCTTCCAGATGGCCGTTGTAGTAGTCGCGCAGTGCCTGGTCGATCTGGTCGTCCTGATAGCCCGGCACGCCCTTGAGGTCGTGCAGTTCCTCGCGGCGGAAGCGCACGCGCTCGATGAAGTCGCCCTGCTGCGGCGAGCGCGATTGCGGCGCCGGGTAGGTGTCAAACGGGCTGACGCGCTCCCAGGTCGGCGCAGGGTCGTTGCGCACGATGGGTTTGAAGCCCTCGCCCCACTCCAGCGTCTTGTGGCGGGCGTAAACCGGGCCCTTGAGGATCGCGGCCGGGTAGGTCACGAAGTCCTCGATGAAGGCATCCATGGCCTTCTCGTAGTTGCCCTGCGCGAGCCGGTCGGCGATCTGCCGCTCCATCCGCTTGGCGCGGCGTTCGGCCGCCTTGGCAACTTCCTTCTCGGCCTCGTCGCGCAGCTTCTCGCCCAGTTCGCTGACGAGCGCACGGAACTCTTCCGGTGCCATCACGCCGCCGCCGGCCTGCGCCGTCTGCTGCATGATCTGCTGCGCCTGGTTGATGGCCTTGCCGACGATGCCCTTCTTGATGGGCAGCGGCAGATCGGCAATCGGCGTCGGTGCGACGCCCCACGGTTGTTCGCCAGCGGGCAGCAGGATCTCACGGATCCAGGCCGACGCGGCGCGGCACTTCACCTCGGTGAGCGGCGCCCACACCATGTTCATGCCGCCCAGCACTTCCTGCATCTGCGCCTGCTGCGCGGCGCTGTAGACACCACGGCGGGCGCGGAGGTCGGCCAGTAGCTTGAGGTCGATCTTGACCTTGGCCAGCTTGTTGCGCATCCACGCCTGGCGCACGTGGCCGGCGAGTGCGGAGGCTGCCTGCCAGTGGTCATCCTCGTTGAAGAGGTCGGTGCCCTCGTCAGGCACGGTGGCGTCACGCTTCTGTACCTCGGCCAGCCCCAGCTGGCGCACCAGAGGGTTCACTCCGCTGGTTGTCTTCGGCGGCATCGCCGAGGCCAGCCCGCGCGATTGCGGCGCCATGGGTGCGATTGGGCCAAGACTC